ACCTATTGAGTCGTCGGCAGCGTCAGATGTGTATAAGAGACAGGCGTCACTGATTGCCTCTATTTGTTAGGGTGATAAATTACTTAGAATTCTGATCAACGGACAGAGCAATTTTTAATTTTATATCTTCAGTAATCTCGTCAAAAATTACGATTGAAGTAATGATTTCTTTCAGTAGTTGTTCATCAATTAGGTGCATAGCTAACCACAGGACAATATTTTCCATCTCTTGTAGAAAATAATCTGTTAAATAGTCATAACCGTTTAATTTCAAGAAATATGTACCGAAAGCTAAACTAGAACGTTTATTTCCGTCTCTGAACATATGAAACATAGCAGTTGCAAAAATTAAGCGAGTCAGCTTCTCTTCAAAGGTGGGATAATAATCATCATTCTTAATATGTGAAAAGACACTTTCCAACCGTCCTTTATCAAGAGTTCCAGGCAATCCGCCGCTTATTGCAATGACCATATCATCATGAATTTTAATAGCCTCTTTTGTAGAAAAGTATAAAATATTTGGTTCTGTCATGTTTTACTTATCCTTTAACCGAAGAAATATATCGCGATGCTCTTGAATCTGTTTTTCGAGTGATTTACTTTGTTCTCCTAAGAATTTTTCAAAGTCTTCCTCTGAAACTGGTGCAATATACTCTTCTAGTTGGGTATGTAATGCATCTCTAAAATTTAGGTCACGACTAGCCATTTTTGTTCGAGCATCGTGTAATAATGGTTCAAACAAAGCATGTTTGGATAAAGTAATTATAATGTTTTTAGCTTCTTCAAAGGTAAGTAACTTACCTTTTTGTTTATAATGGGTCTCGATTTCTTGAGCTATTCCGTTCTCAAAACTAGCAATTAAAAGTAATACTTCAGAATAAAGTGTATTTCGGACATTGTCACTTTGATTTAATTTTAAAATTTTTCGATATTCTGAAGCGTTTTCTCTAAAAATAGCTTTGTAAATAACATTTGTTAAATGGGCGTATTTATATTGGTTTCCCTCGACAAATTCACCGACTGAGTTGGTGAATTTTTTTCTTGCGGTATTTTCTTTAAGTGCACTAGTTAAGTAATTACTATCACGTTGATTTATATATGTAACGTTTCCTCCAGTTTTTTCTGCAAGTACGTTTATCACAATATCAATAATTCTAGTACGAATTTGTTTAGCTGTATCACTTGTTGTTAGCAACATTGCAAAATTAAGTAACACGCGAAACGTTGATACACCAAGGTTTCGTGTAGTCTGACCGACATTGATGTCGGTCAGTTGAGAACTTTTCTTGAATTTTGCTAATCGTTTGCCTGTTAATACTTCAAATCCATTATCTTTTAATTCTTGTGAGTGGTTTTCTATAATTCTTTCAATAGTTCTTGTAGTTACTCCAAAAAAATTTGCAATTTGTTGATTTGTATAATAATATTTATTTTCAAATTTTATTCCCGTAATACCAAATTCTTTTTCAGCTTGTTTTATAGCTACAGAATTGTTTAAAATATTTTGTCTTTCTATTTGTGAGGTTGTCAGATCAGTCATAATTTCTCCTTATTTTCGAGTTAATTTGTGGCAATTTGCCAATAACTCCTGATATTCCAAGAGTTTTATTTTATTTTTGTGTCGTTAGGGTATATTAGAAAATCTTGAACCACGAGCGAACAACGAGAAACCACGCGCTTCAGTCCAAATTGCTCTTTTAAGGGAGCCGAAAGTGCCGATTTTATGTTTAGACAAAATGCTTTAATTTTAAGAAAAATTTGCAGAAAGCCTACAACAGTGGTCTTTCTTGTATTAAAACGTTTGCTTAGATATTTGCTAGACTGATTCCATAGCCATTGTCATGGATAATATGGAGTGTTCCAGTCGGTGCTAGAGTTCTTTAAGATATTCCAGAGTTAAGTAACAAACTAGCGTGTCAGTTAGAACTTAAGTAAACAGATAATAAAGTTCGAGTGAAGTTAGAGAGATAGCTTAATTGGACTTTTCCATAGTCGATATACGATAATCAACCAACTTTTGGAAAAACTTTCTAAGAGCAATGATTTGAGGATATGAAAGAAATTCAAGACTACCTCCACCAACGAAAAAGTTGGTTAAAAAATTACCAGCGGCAACCCATTCAGCTCTATTTAAAACATCAGTATAAGCTCGATTGGCATTATCCCCGTTTGGTATTTTATCTAAAATACACTTCACTCCTACAATCATTGTGTAAATGTTATCTTCTTCTCGTCCGTCGCTTGTATTGAAAGTTATGATTTCATAACACTCATGGATACAATCTTTATTAGGATCGTACAAAATATCACTTAACGACGGAAATTGGAATGGTACAGTAGCAGTTTTACCTTTTAAGAGAACGCTAGGGGTAATCTTTCCAAGTTTAGCAATTTTTAAAAGATTAGATTTATTTGGTAAGTTTCTACCTTTCTCCCAATTATTTACCGTCCCTTTACTTGTATCAAAACGCTTACCGAATTCTTCCATAGACTCCCCTAGGGAAAGCCTTATATCTTTAATTCTCAAACCAACTTGTTTTTTATTTGTCTCCATAAATAAATACCTCAATGTAATTATAGTTGTTTTTACTCTAAAAGTAAACAAAAGTATTGACATAATAAAAAGATAAGTTTATTATTAAAGTATGCAGAAGTAAAGGAGGTGAAGAAATGAACAAAGACAAAGTAAGAGGATATCGGAATATGCTAGGTTTAACGCAAGCTCAGTTAGGCGATAGACTTGGTATGACAAAGCAAACGTATCATAATAAAGAAGTTGGTAAAAATGCTTTTACCGACGAAGAAAAAAGGAATTTTAAAGAGTTGCTACTCCCCCAATTCCCAGATATTACTATTGATGATATATTTTTTTAAAACAAAAGTATGCAAAAGTAAACAAAAAAGGCTCAGCAGTCGCCAAACTCATAAGCCTTTAAACATTCATAACTAAAACACAACACACTGGCAGGCAAGCCATATTATGTCGGGTTTTAGAACACTTATAAAGATACCTCAATTATACCATGAATTGCTGGTATCGTGTACCCCTACTTAGAGCGCTACCTCTTAAAAATGGAATAACATCACAGAAAAAAACAAGGTCTAACCAGTAATTTAAACATAAACGAGGTAAAGAAAATGAGTAAAAAAACAAAGAATAACACACTTACAGTAAAACAAAGTAACAAGCTAGGAAATGATCTAACCAATATCATGTCTGGTTTACAAGCACTACGCCACCACGCTAACACTCTTATGATCGCAAAGCACGCAGGGGCAGATAATGGGATACTACGCAATGAAATGGATAACTTTCTTGAAACAGTCTTTGATATGGTAGAAATTTATTCTAACGACCTAGATAGAGTTGCGTTTTACCTACTCGAATGTGATAACCCCGAGGAATTAAGAGCATACGAGACAGAGGAAAAAGGAGTGTAAATCATGGTTACTGAATTGAATTTATCTGCAAGCCAGTCTATTGTCCTAGCTATCATTTTAATGCTTGGCCTAACCGTTTTATGGCTTAAAAAGAGTTATTTTCAGCTCGATATAGAGCCTAAAACTGATAGCGTGACAGATAACACCACGCGCAACGTGGGCACACGCTACGGGGCGTATATTCAATCACAAGGCAACTATTACAACTAGAAAGGCGCGTGCTATGACTGAAATTATTGACCTTTTTGGACGGAATAAAGAGCTAGAAACACTAAGCGAAACTCTAGTTACAATTACGGATATGGAAGATACGGATACGGACGTTGTTCCGGAAATTGTCAAGATCATTAATCAACTACTGGATATCATTAAAACACAACAACAATCTATAGAGAACTTAGCTTGTATAGCAGAGAAAACAATACAACTAGAAAGAGGTGTAAATGAAACAAAATAGACTACAAGAGGCAGAAATGGCAGTTTTAGCAACCCTTAAGAAAGGACGTGCTAACGCTACGACTGGCGGAGAGATAGCCACTATCACGGGTTACAACTCCCGTCTAGTATCTAGTGCAATCAGTGACCTAGTTATTCGCTATGGTGTTCCTATCATTGGTGTTAGGGTTGGTATTCGTAGCGGTTACTATATCGCAGAAACCAAAGAGGAACTATTAGAGGGGCTTGTATCTCTAAAAAACCAAGTCAAGAACGAGCAGAAAAGGCTCGACGTTCTAATGTCTATTGAAGACGTGACTGCATACGAGAAAACATTAGAGAGGGGCTAATATGCAAGTTCTAAGTGAAGAATACCAAAAAGAGCTTGCCCAAGGGGTTATATCAGTATTAGATAAAGCCCTAGAGGGCTATTCTAAGCTCGATAAACACCAGTTAGGGCTGATCACTGCCCAGCAAGCAATGGACGAGCTAGGACTTAAATACAATACCCTAAGACGCTGGGAAGAGGCTGGGCTTAAACGCTATCAGCTACCAGTGGAAGACACGCGAAAGGTATATTATCGTGTCAGTGATATTCTAGCGTTTTTAGGAGTGTATAACTAGAAAGAGGGTGCAAGTATGCCTATCTATGAAAGCAAGGGGTTTGGGAATGACTTAAATTTATACGATAAAAAAGCACCCTTTGACTATATCGCAACTTTTAGACCTAGGAGAGTGCCACAAGGTACAAATATAGACGATTTTAAGCGCAGTTCAGCCCCTACTGTATTGCTGGGTGGGTGAAACGAGACGAGAACGGCAACTACAAACGCAATAATGCTAGTTTGGTTTACCGTAATTTGATTTTCTTGGACTATGACGAGCTAGAGGCTAACATAGACTTTCCTAGCGTTGTCGAGAACGCCTTACATGGCTATTCTTATATCATTTACCCAACTATTAAGCACACAAAAGAAAAGCCACGTTATAGGCTTGTGGTGAAACCTAGCGACGCAATGAATGAGCAGACCTATAGGCAGACTGTCCAAGAGATAGCAAGTAAAATCGGGCTACCTTACGACAGTACAAGCCTAACATGGTCGCAGTTACAAGGCTTACCAGTAACCACTGGAGACCCTGCTGACTATGAAAAGATTGTAAATAGAGGGAGTGACTATCCCGTAGCAAATACAGTTACGGCTAGTCAGAAACCACACTATCACACACCACGCCCAATCGGTAATAAAACAATCACCATGCGCGTGCTTGATACCCTATTACATGGCTTTGGTGACGAGGGCGGGCGTAATGTTGCGGTAACTAGGTTTGTAGGGTTATTACTATCAAAGTGGGTTGATGCTGACGTAGCCACTGCCTATGAACTAACAACCATAGCGAATAGCGTTACAGATAACCCGTTATCAGAGCAAGAGCTGGAACGGACTTTTGAAAGTATCGTTAAGGCAGAAATCAGAAAGAGAGGTGTCAATGGAAATTAATATTGAGGAATTGCAAGAACAACTTAACGAAAGCAAGGCTATTGAGCCACCTAAGTCTATGAAAGAGGTACTAGACCGTATCTATCAAGCTGGTGAGCTATGGCGCAAGGAACACGCAGAGACCGTTGGTAGAGGAAATGATGGTTTGGGTGTCAAAATTCCACTGCCACCTATTCATACGGTTGCTAAAGAGTTGAGCAAAATTGCAACGTTTACCTTTATTACCAAGTCTAACACCGCTGATAATAGCTTGCTCTATCTGTATAATCTCGACGAGGGTATCTATACCGCTAGCACAGACGAGTTCAATGTTTTGTGTAAGACGTTTGATAATAGAATAAAACCAAACGACTGGAAACAAATCAAAATGATGGTACGTACCATGACGAAGATAAGAAAACCGCTAGAAAGTGCTAACTTAGTACCAGTACAGAATGGTATCTTAGACTTGAAAAACAAACAACTACGACCATTTGACCCTAAGTATATTATTACCAGCAAGATAGCCACTGCTTACAATCCGCCTAAGTTTATCCCTAAGGATAGAGAGGGGAACACGTTTGATGATTGGTTAAGTTCTATTGCTTGTGGTGATAGTGAGCTAATAACCCTCTTTTGGCAAATTATCCTAGAGGCTATCAACCCAAACTATACTCGTAACAAGTTCGCTATTTTATATGGTGACGGTAACAATGGTAAAGGAACATTTCAGCGCTTGCTTATCAATCTAATCGGTGAAAGTAACGTGTCAGCTTTAAAACCTGCACAGTTTAGCGACAAATTCAATCTTGAAACGCTTGTAGGTAAGGTGTGTAATATTGGTGATGAAGCACCAAACGACTACTTAAAAAACCCGTCTGATCTAATGAGTATTACCAGTGGTGACACTGTACTGGTTAACCCAAAAGGAAGACCAGCCTTTGAAGCGACTTTCAAGCTCTTTAACATCTTTTCGGGGAACTATATCCCTAATGGTGGGAATAAAACCAAGGGTTGGTATCGTCGTATTATGATTGTACCGTTTAATGCAGACTTTAACGGTCAAACTGAAAAGCCTTGGATTAAGAACGAGTTCCTAGCAGATAAAGACGTCTTAGAATATGTTTTGTATAAAGCCGTTAATCAAGAGCCTTTCACACAATTTATTGAGCCTAAAGTAGTCAAAGACTTGTTAGAGGAATATCAAGAAGATAATAATTATTTGCTTGATTTTATCAAAAACGAATACATTCCTAAAGGTTGGCATGAATTAGAAATTGTACCAGTCTTTCTAGCCATGAAACGCCTAAGAGAGTACGCCGAAGATATGGGAATACAAAAGCCGAATTTATACGGTGCAGGGAAAGACATCGCTAGAAACCTACGAAACTTAACCCCACACAACTATGTTGTTAAAAAGGCAAGGGCAAAAGCGAGTGATATCAAAACTTTAGACCCCAATGAATTTGATAAAAAAAAGCTAAGTAATGCACAACGCTCCATCGTCAAAGAAAAATAATGTTCCCTTGTTCCTTTGTTGTTCCATAGTTTGCATAACAAGGGAACACCCTTAAACGCTTGATACATAAGGGGTTAGACATATTCTGTTCCTTTGTTCTCTTCTTTATAATGCTGTCTCTTATACACATCTCCGAGCC